CCCCTCCCCCTAAAAAAGACCCGCCCAATCCTCTAGACGAGTTTTGGGAACACTTGGGGTGTGATCCTAAGACGGGCAAACCATACAAAAGGAGAGAAGATGAAGGGTAAATTACTACAACCAAATTTAGATTTATACGATCCATCAAAGCCGATACCGGATTTGTGGAAGCACCTGGCTTTATGGGGGCACCATGCATATGTCATTGTCGAAGGAAGATAGAGACGCAGCAACCAGGCTAGCCATCATAACTGCGCGGGACGATTTACTTGCGTTTATTATGTTGATGAACCCAAGCTTTAGTGTGGGCCCGCATCACCGTGTATTATGTGATGAGTTAATGAAATTAGAAAAGAATGAGATTGATCGTCTCATGATTTTTATTTCACCTCGTGCATCTAAATCTTTAATTACTTCTACATACTTTCCGGCGTGGGCTCTAGGACGTAATCCGTACTGGCAAGAGATTGCTGTATCGCACAGTGATGATCTTGCAACTCGTTTCGGTAGATCTATTCGTGATATCATAACTTCAACTGCATATCAAACGATCTTTCCTAAAATAAATATTCGTAAAGATAACCGCTCGGCAAACAGTTGGGCATTAGAACATAACAAGAATCAAGCTGGCTCGTTTCTCGCAGCCGGTTCTGGATCTGGTATTGCAGGTTTTGGTGCCCACCTAGCTATAATTGATGACCCTATATCCGAGCAAGATGCTTATTCAAAGACTCGAAGAGAACATTTGAATAACTGGTATGCTTCAGGACTACGTACAAGGCTTATGCCTGGTGGTAAAATCGTGTTAGTGATGACCAGATGGCATGAAAATGACTTAGCTGGTCATCTTTTAAAGGCAGAAGATAGCGGAGTTATGGCAGATAAGTGGTCTGTTGTTAGTATTCCTGCCCTAAATACCACAGATTCTGGTAAAAAACTTACAAAAGGTAGGACAGATCTCATAAATCAGGGCTATTTAACAGAAGAATACCCTAAAATTAAACGTGGTGAGTCCTTTTGGCCTGCATCTGACCAGAAAGATGGGTTCTGCTGGACTACTGAAGAGCTTATTCGTACCAAAAACAACACACCTGCCTTTAAATTCGATGCATTATACATGCAAGCACCTACAAATGAAGAGGGTGGCATCATTAAAGACAAATGGTGGCAAGATTGGGACAAACCTAGCCCACCTGAGTGTGAATATATCATACAATCATGGGATACTGCGTTCTCTACCCGTACTACAGCCGATTATTCTGCAGTAACTACGTGGGGAATCTTTAATTCTGGCTTTGATATGCCTAATGTAGTACTATTAGGGGCAGAAAGAGGGCGTTGGGACTTCCCAACCCTACGTGAAAAGGTAGTTAGTAAGTTTGATCAACATGATCCTGATACAGTATTGATTGAGAAGAAAGCATCTGGACAATCTTTGATTCAAGACTTGCGTATGACTGGTATTCCTATACAAGACTATCAACCTGATAGAGATAAAGTAGCTAGAACTTATGCTATTACTTCATTGTTTCATAACGGTAGAATTTATGCCCCCTTTAACAAAGCATGGGCTAAAGAAGTAATGGACGAAGCAAGAACCTTCCCATCAGGGGCGCACGATGACTATATGGATACTTTAACACAAGCATTATTATGGATTCGTAATGGTGGATACGTCACACACAAAGATGATACGTGGCTTGACAAAGCGGAAGAAAGTATTTATAATAGAAACCGTAGAGCATTTTATTAATAGGGAGACTTAAAGGAAACAAAATGGCAATCGAAAAAGTTATTACTCCAGATTTGGACACACCTACAGTTGAAATACCAACTGACGAAGATATACAACTAGATGAAGCAGGCAATGCAGAAGTAACGCTGCAAGATGATCAAGCTATGGCTGAGGCAGAAGCAATGGGTCTTATGGATGACATGATGATGCCTATGGCAACTGAACATGATGCAAACTTAGTTGAGTTTATGGACGAGCAAGATATTACAGAACTTGCTAATGAATTATATGAAGGATATCAAACAGATAAAGAAGCTCGTGGTGAATATGATGAGATTGCAGAAGATGGTGTTAATTTACTAGGATTATCTTATGATGATTCTAGTCAACCTTTTCCTGGAGCATGCGGATCTACACATCCAGTTCTTGCACAATCAGTAGTTAAGTTCCAAGCAAAAGCTTTTAAAGAATTATTTCCAACAGAAGGTCCAGTTCGTACTCGTATTATGGGTGTACAGACTGATCAAAAAATGCAACAAGCTAATCGTGTTAGAGATTTCATGAATTGGCAAACACAAATTCAAATGCCAGAGTATGGTCCTGAGTTAGATCGTTTATTATTTCATACGGCTTTATATGGTTCTGCATTTAAAAAAACTTATTGGGACGCAACTTTAAATAGACCACGCACTGAATATATTAAAGCACAAGATTTTTATGTAGACTACTATGCATCTAATTTAGAAACAGCAGAACGTTTTACACACAGATACACACTTTCTTCAAATCAAATTAGAAAATTACAATTAGCAAAATTATTTGCTGACATAGAATATTCAGAAGATTCAGAGATATCAGAATCAGCTGCAGACGATGCAGCAAACGAAGCTGTTGGTTTAAGTAAGCCTGGCAACAATAGTGAGCGAGTAGAAATTTTAGAGATGCATGTTGATGCAGATGTTCCTGGTTTTGAAGATCCAACTGGAGTTAAACTTCCTTACATTGTTTACATGACTGCAGATCAAAAAGTTTTATCTATCAGAAGAAACTGGGATGTAGAAGATCCATTTAGAAAAAAGAAATTATATTTTACACACTATACTATGATACCTGGTTTAGGTTTTTATGGTTATGGTTATTTACATTTAATTGGTGGTTTAACAAAAACCGCAACTTCATCAATGCGCCAGCTTATAGATGCTGGAACATTCGCAAATTTACCAGGAGGATTCAAAGCTCACGGATTACGTGTCTTAGCACCCGATGAACCTATTGCCCCTGGTGAATGGCGTGAAGTAAATAGTCCGGCTGGTGATCTTGGAAAGTCTCTACAACCTTTGCCATTTAAAGAACCGTCAAGTACATTATTTAACCTAATGCAATATGTAACTAACGCCGCACGTGAGTTTGCAGATGCCACAGATAATGTGGTAGAATCTGGAAGCAATTACGGACCGGTCGGAACCACTATGGCTTTACTAGAACAGTCTAGTAAATTGTTTGCAGCGGTACATAAACGTATGCATGAAGCACAAACTAAAGATTTAAGAATTCTTGCAAGATTAGATCAAGAGTATTTACCAAATGTATATCCTTATGAAGTTGCAGGCGGGGCACAGCAAGTATTTAGTCAAGACTTTAATTTAAAAAGCATTGATGTAATTCCTGTGTCAGATCCTAATATGCCCACAGAAGCGCATCGTATTGCTAAAATAAATGCAATTATGTCTATAGCACAACAGAATCCTGCACAATATAACATGCAATTAATTAGTCAAGAATTATTTTCTGCCATGGGTGTTGAGGATCCTAAAAGATATTTAGCACAATCACAACCTCCGTTTACTGGAGACCCTATTACTGAGAACATGATGGCTATGAAAGGCACGCCTTTAAAACCTAGAATAGATCAAAATCATGATGCACATATTATTGTACATGGAACTATGTTACAGAATCCAGCATATAATGAAAATAGACAGATGGCGCAAATATTAATGGCACATATTCAAGAACATTTATCTATGAAGTATAGACAAGAAATGGCCCAGATGATTCCTGATCCACAAATGCAACAAATGATTATGTCTAATCCTATGGAACAACAGCCTGGTCAACCTGGGCAACCTGGTCAAATGCCACCGCAACAACTTCCACCTGAATTAGAAAATCAAATAGCAATGATGTCAGCTGAAGCTTCAGATAAAGTATTACAACTTGATGAAGAAAAAGCTAAGATCATGGCAGGTGAAAAGAAAGATCCTCAAATTGAATTACAAGAAAAAGATCTTGCTTTACGTGCACAAAAAATGATGAATGATTTAAAAGTTCACGAAGATAAAATGGCTTTAGAAGAAGCACAAACTATTATTCAAGATGAAAACAAAGATGAAGATCGTAAACTAAAAGAAGATAAAATGATGATGGATCAAATGAATAAAGAAAGTGAAATGAAACAAGAGCTAGTAGAAAAAGCAATGGATGTTGCAACACAAACAGGAGCTAGTTCAATTAAAATTAGCGGAGAGATTTAATGATTTGGATTCTTACTGTTATGATGTGGTACGGGGGAGAAGAGACTAGAAACAGTTACCTTCAAGAAATACAATTTGGTTCTGAAGATGCTTGTCAACAATATTTATTTGATAATAAAGTTACATTAGTAGATAGTTTATTATTAAAGTTTAGAAACGTAGATGGAATGTCAATGCAATCATTTGAATATTTTTGTGAAGGTAAATTTGTAGAACTAGATGAAGTATGAAAAGATTAGACGTAGATGAAAACACCGCTATCTCAATGCCAGCGCGTAACCTTATTACTATTATTGGCGCTTGTCTTGTGGGTGCTTGGTTCGGGTTTGGCGTCATTGAGCGACTTAATAATATAGAAACAAAATTACAGTTAATGGAAAAAGATTTAGAAGCTGCTAATACTTTTATTGACGGAGTTCCTAAAGGAGACATGGTTAGTCCACAAGTACAAGAGCTTTACATGTTAGTCGAGTACCTGGCTGAGAGTACGGAAAAACTTAAAGAACAAATGGAAGCTGAAGTACCTCTTATATTAAAGAATGAAATGATTATACAATTTCACGAAGATCGTATTATAGATTTAGAAGAAAGAAAAAATGGGAATCATTGAAACAGTTATTATACTTAGTTTGTACGTCTATGATGGTGGTAACAAAACTATAGAAGGTTGGTATCATCAGGATAATTTGAGTACATGCCTTATGGCTAAGCGCACGGCGGAGAGGAACTCAGGAAACCAAGTACAATATACATGCAGTTTAGAAAAATGTTTAATGACAACGGATCAAACTGGTGTAAAACATTGCGATAAAATTATTAAAGAATAATATGATAACAAGGGCACAAACAAAAATGACAACTAAAAGAAAACCAAAAAGTACAGTAAACAAAGCAGGTAACTATACTAAGCCTGGAATGCGTAAGAAAATATTTAATAGAATAAAATCTCAAGCATCTCATGGTACTGCAGCTGGACAATGGTCTGCTCGTAAAGCACAAGCATTAGCTAAAGCTTATAAAAAAGCAGGCGGTGGATATAAAAGCTAATGGCAAAAAAAGATTTTTATGGAAGACCGGTTAACAAAGCTTCTATTAAAGCAGAAATAAAAGTATTTAAACAGATGGGAAAAACAAAACTAGATGCTAAAAATACTTTAATGCACAACTTAAATTTAAGTCCTAAAGAAGCTAGTGCTGCTTTAAAAAATTATGACAATGTTTAAAATAAAACCTGTTAGAGTAGGAAACCGTATGGTAACATCTACATATAAAAATTTTCCTATAAGCAGATTGAAAGA